TCGTTCCTCAACTCAAATCCCGTATCGAGCCCTGAGCACCAAAGAAGGTGGTCCAGAGTTCGCCCATTGTTCGGTAGAGCCCTTCTTGACCGAGGCGGTTAACACCGAATGGGTCACCAGTCTCGATACCAGACTCATAATACTGGGTGGGGATTGCTGTGCTGAAGTACATGTAATCAGTGTCGAAGTAGTAGATTCGACTGATACCAGACGATGCCGTAGTGACATCCTTGGATGGGATGATTGGGACACCATTGTAGGTGGCCACTACGAATCCAGCCTCGATACCGGGAACTCCCTTTACACCGTTGAAGGTAGGGACGATTCGACGCTCTTCCATGAACCTCTGTTGGCTCTGTAGAAGTTGTTGGACTCTCATCAGAGTGTCATACCCAGTCAAGATGACCTTTGGGTTTCCACCACGCTTCCAGATTTGCTGGAAGATGTTGTCCAGTAGGGTGAGGCTTACTGTCCTGTTGGTTCCCTTAGTGGTTGACACATCTACTTCTGCACTGTGGAAGTCAGAACCACCATCACGAGTGATTGAGTACATATCGTGGTCTGTGGTTGCGCTGACGTGGCTTGTACCAGTTGTCATGTTGTCTGGGTCAGACGTGACACGGTCAAGAGACTCGAAATCGTTTCCAGCAGCGGTGTCAAGGTCCTGCGTAAGCATTCGGTTGACGTGGTCTGCGTGGTGCTTGCCCATTTCTTCTTTCAGGACTGCACGAATGTCTCCAAGGCCGTCATCTTTCTGACCGAGGAAGATAGCCACTTCTGACATGTCGAAGGTGTGAGCCACTGTCTTTGGCTTGGCTGCAACATGTAGGAAGGTTGGCTTGGTCGTGTCTGGGAGGGTTGCGTTCTCAGCAACTCCGCCACCAACTGTAAAGGATGGCTTGTCAGTGATGATTCTCCAACCACTTCGGTCCCATGGCTTCTTTGGTAGGATGCTGAAGGCGTTGAATTCTTGGTTCAGTTGTGACCAGACTTTGCGGCCATAAATTGCTTGGTAGGTGCCAGCGCTCGTACTGAGCATTGGGGCGTCGGCTTTCAGCAACTCGCTACCGGAGTATGTGTACCCCATTGAGTTGCCTGCGCCGTAGTAGTATCTTTCCATATCTGTAACTGTGCGGATGTAATCTCTTGCCATTCTTCATTCCTCCTTTAGTTTCCCCTCACTGCTTTTCCAGCAAGCCTGTGGACATCGTCCCACGACATGTTGGCGAGTTCCGTTGTTTCGGGAACTTCTACACTGGGAATTGCTGCTTTGTTAATAGTGACTCCACCGGATGCAGTCAAGCGGTCAATTCGCTCTGCAAGTCCGGTAACCGCTTTCTCAATGTTAGCGATTGGTGCTCGTGCATCGAAGGCGGTTGCCTCTGCCTTTTGTACTTCAGCAGAGATTTCGTTGTCAAATCTGTTCTGGAATTGCTCACCGAGGTAAGCCTTGTATTGCTGCTCCAAAGAGGCTGCCTTGTAGACTTCGTAAGCGGATTCGACATCACTGGAGGAAACACTTGCTGGGTTGACGAATCCCTTTAGTGTAGAATCCTTACCTTTTCCGCCTGCACCGAATTCGGCCTTGCGAGATGATGGCTTTCCATCGGTCTGCTGACGGCCCTTTGCTTGGCCAGCGAAGCGCTCTGCTCCATCCCCAATTTGTTTTGGGTCTGAGCCGAGGTTAGCCTTGTTGACATCGAAATGGTCTCGGGCAGCGCCTACATTCACACCGGATGACTTGGCTACTCCCTCAAGATAGTTGAGGTATTCCTCAGAGACGACATCGGAGAGTTGACTCTTCTCAAAATCTGAGTAAGCCATTGTCTCCTTGTTTTCTTCGTCATCATCATCTTCTTCCTCGTCCCCTTCTTCATCTACTGGGGGCTTTTTCTTGTCTGCCATAAAATCAGGCATCTCGCCCTTTTCCATGGCCTCAAGGCGTCCATCAAGTCGAGCCAGTACGTTCGACAGTTCGTTCATTGCATTAGGTTCGTCACTCATTTTTTCTACATCCTCTTTCAAAATTCGGAAGGTTGCCTCTGGGTTGATGCCTTTCTCACATATTGTGACTTCGTGGAGTTCGAGATTAGAAATCTCGTTGTATGTTCCACGCTCAGGGTCAGACTTCTGCATTCGCTTGAATGCCTGACCACCGATGCTAAAGCCCCGTAGGTTACCTTTCCGAATCTCATTGGCGACTTCTCTCGCCTTTTCTATATCATCTCGTAGTCGTACAACTACGAAAAGTCCTGAATCATCGACTTCTGATTTCCATACATTACCAGTTGTGTCGACATATGAGGGGATAACTTCCCCAACCTGAATGTTACTATGTGAGAGTTGTACATTTCTAAAGGGGGACTCCATGAAGGAGTTGAATGCTCCATTCAATGCGTTCTTCGTGATGAGGTCTCCCTGCTTGTCTACCAGTTCAACACTGGCATAACCTGCTAAAACGAGGTCTTGGCTACCTTTTAAGACCTGCAAATCTCCGGTGGGGAGGATTCGCTGAGGCGCCAAAGCGATTGCCATCGAACTTCATAACTTATTGCAATGGTACTTAAAGAGTTATGTTGGCGCTTTCTTCGTCATAATCAACAGAAACACCATCATCAGTCAAATAAAATCCATCTTTTTTCTTCTTTTCTTCAGGTAATTTACCAGTTTCTCTGGGAAAATCGAAATCTGGTAAAGTGGCTTCATGCTCAAGTTTAGTCGGTCCTCTGGGACTGGAAATGGGTGTAGCATAATCTATACCAAGGCCTCTTGGTCCGGGATAGCCCCCGCTACCAACAACACCAGCAACATTTGTTTTCAACAATAAGTCCATGATACGAGCAGCAGTTGTTGCGGCCTTTATCTGAAGATGGTCAGGGAGGTCTGGTGCCTTTCTTTCGGGCTTCTCTATAACTTCCTCTCCGTCTGCTACTTTCCGTTTATGTTTAGGAATCAAGGGCTTGCCATCTCCTGCTGAGGGGTATACCTCTTCTTTTTCCTGTAATTCTTCATCACGATATGTTTCAGATAATGTAATGATATATTCTTCTTTGAGTAAATCTTCCTCCTCCGTTGTGATAGATACGATATGCCCATCATCCAACCCATAGATTGCTTCTCCAATATCATTGAAAACAATATGCAAAGAGTCTTCGGATTTACGAACAGATGCTTTTGGTTTGGCCTTGATTCTTCTACTTAGATTCTGTAAGGTCTCTGTACTTGTGATACCAGAACCAATACCATGGGAGACGATTCTCCCCCCACGAACAATGAACTTAGGTCTCCCATCTGTCTTTTTCTCAATGACTCGTGTTACATTAACAGCAACAACATCTCCGGGTTCGTACTCGTCATTAGCCCTGAAGACTGAGCCTACATCCATGTAGGCTTGCCCCTCTCTCATAACAACCACATCTTCAACCCCATCTGTTTGAACAAGCGGCCCCACTCCCAATCTATACCCTGAGCCCTTCTTATCAAGAACAATGAAATTAAGATAATGAGAGGGGTCAAGAAGCACCCACTTGGGGTGTCTACGATTACCTCTTGGATATACTGTTAATGAATCTCTGAGAAGAATTGGTGTGTCAGTTCGTATACTCTCTACAAGTTCTGTTAATTCATCTTCATTTCCTTCACGGATATTATCTGGTGAAGGTGTCTCTATATTCTCAGTGCTGGTGAAAAGAGAACGTAGGAGTTTAAGTCGCTCATGTGAGCGCATATCCATTACATTGCTTCCCTGAAATCCAACAAGGTCGACAACATGGTATCTCTCTCCATTATAGATAGTGTCAACCATGAAAGATTTTTCACAAATCTTTTTGAAATCTTCTTTGATTTCATCTTCTAAATGATAAGCGTCTCCATCTTCATCGTAAGCATTCACTTTGTCATCCTCCCTGCTTACCATTAGATGTATACCATCTGGCCATCTCTGTACAACCCATTCACCACTGAATCCTTTGAGATGTTCCAAATCATCAAGTGTGAAAATCTGGTGCATAGGTAATACTGGAGGTACCCAAGAATCCTCTTTTCTCATATCAACAGGATATCCACCAGTGTTTCTTATATCGTGGAATGTGGATTGTAAAGGTGGGGTAGACATAACCTGTGCTCTCATGTTAGGGTCTTGAATATGGTCTTCGAACATTGATTGTGTGATATTATTCGGTGTTTGGACAAATGCGTTCTGTTGTAAAGTTTGCATCCCCATAATGCTTCCAGTCATTGGGTCGACAACACCACCAATGTTTCTTGGATAGACTGCTCCATTTTCTCGCTTGAAACCAGCAGAGTTAGCAATGGAAGAAGCGACATTAGAGGAATTTGGGTGAACTGGCTCGATAGAGTGCATACCCCATTCATACCTTTTCTCGTCTTCTAAATCGAAATCAGGTTGACCTTGATATGTTTGTTCGCCCCCTCTTTGTATATTGGGGTTACTCAATAACACAGTATGCATCGCTTGATGAGCACGTAGAAGTTTTTTATGCACGTGTTTGGTATACGCGTTTCTTCCCAATAGTTCGGTCACAGTTGGGTGTAGATTATTGCCCCTCAGTCCCTTATCTCTTGGTATCTCTGGTGGATGAAGGATTTTCATTCCTTCTGATTTCCATTCACGCTCTCTTTCTGGGGCACCCCAAGCAGTCATCCTGCCCAACCTGCCTTGATTGGAATGGATTGATTGGAACATAGTATTAGCATGCTCCATTTGTTCAATCATACTTGGGTTGTGACGACGATGTTTTTTGCCTTGCCCATGTGTATTATGTGCATTCAGCATGAGATTGCCGATAAGGTCCCCATCTGTAATTGGTAAGCCATATGTTTTAGCAAACATTTTAGCGTACTCTTCGTCATAGTCACCTTCTCCAATCTTACCTGTACTGAAACCATGAAGTAAATTAGGTAAAGAGCCAGCGAACATCGCATTCCTGACCTCTCCATGAGGTATTTTATCTCGTATATTCTGGAATATCTCTTTCATCATATCTATTTCATGAGTCCCTTTACCCTTACCTGCAACTGCTTCTAAACCCGCCCAATTAATCCCTAATGCGTTTGCCATCTCTTCATCATTCATATCTGATGTGACTCTTCCCTTATCCTCTTGTGAACGATGGTATGCCCACTCATCGACAAGTTTCTTCAAATCCCCATAGAAGTCAACGTGCTCGCCTTCTTTATCTGTTTGTAAGTGGTCTCGCCTTGTTGTAGCGAGTCTTTCGAATTCTGGGTCGATGGTCTTGGCTTTACCATGAGTAGTATGTTGCTCACTACCATTAACGTGAAGGAAAGTATTTGCTAATTCCATGATATGGTGGAGATTCCCTCGTGTCAAGTCAGGTCGGTCAGGTATAACGACGGGGATACCTTGCTCCTCGTATTGTTGGATGATTCTTTTTGCTACATCGTGTATCGCATCAGAATCTGTTTCTATACGCTGATGTGTCTTATCGTGTATTTTAGGCCCAATATCTCTTCTCCCCATTTTGTATCTGGACTCTTCCACCTCTTCTTCAGGGTAATCTGGATTCAAGTATGCCTCAGCACTAACCATATCACGATGGCGGATTGCATCAAGATGTTCATCCATGGTCTGGTGGAATGGGCTTCGCAGACTTGAAGTATATTTCACCTCGTTATCATTAGGTGTAGCATAGAAAGGTAGGTGATGTGGCCTATGATAACCAAGTTTAGTGGCTGTCATGAAATGATTAGAATTAGAAATAAGGGAGTGTTGAGAGTGCCCATATTCCGAGCCCGGAAAAGTTCTTGCTTGTGATGCTAATGTTTTCTTACCCATATCTAATTTTGTTTCAGTTTCCTCATCCGTTTCTCCTAACCTATTGAATGTTCTATCTGTATGAGCATTAGGATTAGAGCCCCACCAATTTAGTGTGTAATCCATGAGTTTTTCATTTTCTCCACTTCTTCTCTGTTCCCTTTTATCTTCGTGGAATTTAGGGCTCAGAGTTGCATAACGAGCGCTGAAATTGTTCTTTGTGAAAAATGGCTTATCCTTTTCCTGCCCTCTTTCGGGATGGTCTTTGCGCCTGACATCATAACGACTCAAATCCCAGAAGGGGTCTTTCAGTGTTACACCCCTTCGCACAGGGCCTTTCTCAAATGTGAGTCCCTTCCTCTGTAATATTCTATCTAAGTCGACATCTGCTATTTGTTTACCAGATGCCTTCATTGCGGCTTCTCTCTTTTCCCGCTCTCTTTTCGCTGCAGCGCTTTCTTCTTGAGCCGCAGGCCCACCCTGTATTGCTCGCTCCTGTATTCTCTTGAGAGATTCCAATTCATCTGATGTTAGTAATTTAACACCTGTAGGATTAACAGTAGGAAAATGGATATCGTTGTGTGACATCCTCCACAATAGTGGGTCATCTGGATGCCTTACAGGGTCAGTAGATAGCATGAAAGAGTGCGTACCATGCTCATCCTGTGCGTGTGCATAACGGTCATGCATCATTTCTTTTGCGTGTTTCAAATCAAGATTAGCGCCACCAGCCATCGCAAATGGGGTGTGCCAGAATGTAGCAGCAGTAGAAAGCACACCAGAATCATCAGATTCAGGCATGAAATTGAATGAAGATGATATTCCCTTTCTCGCACCTCTTTGTCCTGTCAAAGCGTGCATTCTGTTCCTTCGGGCACGAGAGGGCCCTGAGCGACTTACTGAGCGTTTAGCGGCCTCTTCCATGATTGATTGAAAATTATCTGGAGAAATTATGCTCGTATTGATTTTCGGACCATAATCAGGGTGCCCATGGATATTTTCTGAAAACCCTAATTGCATACCAAATGCGTCTTTCTTTTTCATATTGACATGCGCTAAACGAGCAAATGTCTCTGTATCAAGTAAACCTCTCTGAGTTTTGCTTCCGGGCTGAGACAGAGCATCATGCCCTGTGTGTTTACCATCGGCGTCTTTTTCTTTAATCAATTGAGGGATGTCGACTTCATCCATCCCCCTCTTAGTCGCCATGTATTCTTTTCCGCCGACCATGTTAGAATAATATGCATTCAATAAAGGCCCAAGAACCCCTTCTTCTTTTGCTACTTGATAGAGAATAGATGGGTCGATGTCATTCATATTCCCTCGGCCTTCATATTCGCCACCTTCATCTTCTGGTGTGAAAGAAGGAACTGAGCCCGGAAGTTGAGATTGGCGCTCAAGCCAATCCCACTCTCCTTCTTTACGGGCGAGTTTATTTCTCTGTATCAGCGCATTTGACATATGGGGGACAGGGTGCTCTGGGTTATTCCCACCATACATAGCGAGATGAGCCATTATTTCTGCTCTCTGTTCTGGGGGCCTCCATTCAAGACCATAGAAATAACCATTGTATCCAAGACCAGTAGGAATTTCGATTTCCTTTGTTGTTGTGTATTTCTTTCTCAAAGCCTCTTCTGCATCTTCCAGATACCCTCCCCTTCCCTCTTCGGTTAACTTCGAGGCGTATTCATCATATGCTGTATTATATGCTTCTTCGTCAAGTGTTTCGACAGGGATTTTCATTGACCCGTCCTTATCCTGCCACTCTTTCTGCCTCTGGTCAAGATGTGCTTTGCGTTGTTCTTTGCTGCCCATATCTTCTATGCTATCTCTATTAGCACCTTGCCAGCGTTTGAAATCTTCTTCGTATTCTTCATGCATTGAAGAAGGTTTACCAGTATTGATTTTAGCATCTAAAGGAATGAGATATTTGTATAATTTATTATCTTCTGAAGATAGAGCGAATAAGCCGGAATTGATATTCTGTCTATCGAATGCTTGATGAAAGGTACCATGACGTTGTGCTTGGGTTCGCCCTTTCTCGTCTGGTTCTACATGTCGACGAAGCATAGTAGACCATACTGGTATTCCTTCTGCTTCGCCTTTACGTAAAGGATGGAGATTCTCATCAAAAATGTGGGATGAATGGGGCTTTTCACCATCTGGGTGTTCGATAGCAGACCCATTATGGTGGAACCAATCAGACGATAACAAAGCACCCGCCAGCATTCTTTGTCCTTCATCCTCCATGTCAGGAAGGTGTTCTCCAAACACACTGTTAATTCGCCCAGCGTTTGATGAAGAATCGAAAAACTCTCTATTATGATAAATTATTTTGCCGATATCTTTCATATCCTCAGTGAAGATATTACTCCAGCGTTTGATATTCCCGTCTTCGTCTTTGTGTTTCTCGCTCCATCTTGGGCCTTGTAGAAGTGCCCCTGTCTCTGGGTCTATTACTTTCTCAGTTCTTCTTTCTGGGAAAACTCTTCTTCGCTGCATAAGAGGTCGTCGCACAGGGTTTCCTTCATCATCCAGAACTGGTTTTCCGTCCTTATCCTTTACATTTACCATGCGCTTTGAGGGTTTGAATACAAATTTCCCACGTGGGCCTTTTCGCTTTGGCTTCTCAATAATTTCCTGTTGAGTCTGTTGAGTGCGCCTTTTTTCTCTCTTTTCTCTCTCCTCTTGCCTTCTATCTGAAGTATCCGCACGAACACGCTCAAAGATACTCTTACGCTCATTCATATCTTTACAGATTCTATCAGCGTGGTCAAGGAGGGCTATCTCTTCATACGAATATGTCTTGACAACATTTTGTCTATCAAGATTCAATTTAGAGAGATACAGGTTTGCGGCCGCATCTTCAAGGTCAATTCTATCAAGAGTGGATTTGTAGAAATCTATGAGGTGTCTATGATAGACATCAATTCCAGATTCTATACCCATTCAACTTCATCCCCTCAGAATAAAGATTCGCCTACTCGCTTGAGGATATCGCCTTTATTTAATGCGGTGGGAACACCTTTGTCTCCACTATCATTGGCATGCGAATCTAATGTTGATTGGCTCGTAGGATAGTGTTGGTTATGATTATCGAGTGCTTTGGAGCCTTCTGGCTTTGGCTCAGAGCGCTTTACGTCCTCAGATTCGATACCACAATTATTAGTCGAATAATGTGCTGTTTGGGTTTGCCCACCAGTTTCAGTTACGAAATGCGAAGGACCGATTTTGGAGCCCTCTTTCTGGTCATAATTGGGAGCAAACTCTTTCTTCACCGCACATACTTTGCAGCCTTTGCATTCGTCTGTTTTACACACGGCGGCCTTAGAAGTCTCTTCTTTATCGTCCTTTTTTTCTTTGGGGTGAGGGCTTCCTACAGCAATGACAAGAGCCATCTTACCCTTTGCTTTCTTGTCCATCTCATTTGCTTTCTTGAGCATTTGGTCAACATCTGTTCCCCAATTTGTGTAATACGGCCTCATGTTTTCTAAACTCCTTGTAACATTTTTAATAACATACCATGCGTCATCTAAAGCGTCTCTATCCATCATATCATCTCGGTCTGATTACCGAGTACACCTGCCGATTTAGCAGTATCAGCCAATGAATGGATATCTTCCCATGACAAGGCGTGGAATTCTTCATTTGTAGATGGGAGTGTTTCCATTTCCATTTCTTTCAAGATTTGAGTGGAGTCTCCCCTAAAAGTATCTGGGAGGAGGTCTGTTGGTTGTGGTGTTCTTGATGATGTAAATCCTGCTTTCTTCAGAATTAAATCTGGGTTGGAGATAATATTTTTGAGAATTTGGTTCTCATGTCGAAGGGAATCAATATCAGTATCCATTTTTTCCATCTTAGTGATGAGAGCCGACATTAATTGGTCGACTAAAGGTATATCGTCGTTATCACTCATGCTCCTCGCCAAACTGTATTAATGCCCTTATGCATGCGAGGACCATGACGTGCTGACATGATTGTTCCGGGCAATTGGTTTTCTCTGTCTACTCCCGTTGTGTAAGTTTCTTGCTTGAATTGCCACACTGGTGTGCCACCAGCAAACATATCGTTAACACCGAGTGGCTTGTCCGCTTTCTGGACAAGAGCATCTAAATCAGTAGAAAGATAATCTGCAAATTTTTGTATATCCATCAATGTATCTCTCGCTGTATTTGAGTCTCCATCATTTATTGCTTTCTGGAAAGCATCGACACTCGTGCGAAGTTTGCGGGCCATAGGGTCCATCTTTGCGATATCGCTCATCACAGTACCCCAAGTATACTATACAATTGAATGTTTCCTATTAAGCGCCCCGAAATCTTCCAGCATTCTGCATTGAATTAGATGTTCTTTCACCACGTGTAGGTGGGGGACCTCTCTGCTGTACATTTGAGACTGGTGACCCTGAGCCTTGAGAAGTTCTTCGCTGAGGTGCGGCAGGCCCACGTGGACTACGAATACCTTGCCCCTCTCCTCCGGGTTGGCTTCCCATAGGTAATCCTCCACCCATGGCTCCCATTGGCATTCCACCCATTGGCATTCCGCCCATTCCACCCATTGGCATTCCACCCATTCCACCCATTGGCATTCCACCGGGCATTCCTCCCGGCATTCCTCCTCCCATTTGTTGTTCTCCCTCAGTAGGTTTGCGGAAAAAGAATTTCAGGTCATGTTCTGCATCCTCTTTGAGTTCAGGCATGAAACCAATCATCATCATTCTTTGAGCAACGTTAACTGCCATCTCGTCTCTTCGTAATCGGGTAACTTCGTCCTCTTCCTCATTTGGATAAAGAGTTAGTACCCAATCTGTAATATCCATTTCTTTGAGAAGGCGAGGGAAGAGTTTCTTCGTGTATACTTTATGTCCGAATTCAACAGCACGATTGGTAACAAGAATCTGTAGCCCTTCGTTTGAAAGGCCACCTGATTTACCAGTATCATTCATGAAGACAGGAGACACACCATAGAAAGAGGCGATACGGGTTCGTATTTCATCTCGTACAGATATATACTGCATTTCTTCCAATGTGTCCATGAATCGGACAAAATTCACTCCCCCTCTTCCTGAAGAAGACTCTATGCCAACTTTAGGAATGTAATGGGGGTCTCTCTCCATCTTCTCATCGACGCCCTTCCAGAATGACTTCATAGACTCAAGATTGTCAGTTGTGATAGAAAGAATTCCTTTTGGAAACCTTCGTTTTGAGTATGCTGTATACAAATAATTATCCATGGCTGTAAGAGTCATTGCTTGTCGCCAAAGGGATTGGACTGGTGGGCGTCCATAAAGACGAGATGGTTGATATTTAGAGATATGAATTACTTCTCCTTCAATGTAGTACTGTGTCTTTCCTTGGCCTGCTGTATTCACATAATGCACATCTTCTAACTTCTTATCGCACAACTGACAAGTATCTATTCCACTGTTGAAAGACTCTACATTTTCACGATGTTCAGTGCATACACGATATCTTCCCCCACGAACTCCTCTTTTATCAGCGACAATACGCGTGAAAATCGGGTCACCACGTACCATTTCACGTATTCTTTGGAATGCTATCTTGCCTTCATCAAGTGGGTCATAATAGTAATCTTTAACCAAAATCAAAAATGCGTCATCGACTACATTCAAATCTCGCTCAACTTCACGAAGGATGTCAGCGAAACTCTGTTCCATAGAATTGTCTTGTTCAAGTAACCATCGTGCATAGATAAGTTGGTCTGGGTTAGGGCTTCTGACTTCCCCCTCACAAAGAGTACATATGTCTACATCGTGTTGAAATTCGTGATTACAATCTTTACATTTCTTGAAGAATTTCTTCTCGAAATAATGGCCACGGCGAAACATTTCTTGTGCTAAAGTAGTTACAACAGTTCGAAGAATAAGATTTTCGTCAGTGACTGCATAAAGAGCGGGGAGAGTTATACCCTGTAGAATAACTGGTTCTTGGATACCACTGGAGTAAAGTGGCATTGTTGGTTCGGGAGTAGATGTTCGCCTGAATGGAGAGGTTAATGCCCCAATCGCACGTTGGACAAACCCTTTCTTAGCCATGTAATCCTTCCTCCAGTTTTGCTACCTTTTCGGCAGTTATCCCCCATTCTGCCAGAAGGGTCTCCCCTTTAGCAGTATCCTCCCAGTTTTTGTATTGAATCAATCTCTGTAGTTCTTCTTTTCTCATATCGTCCCCCGCCCCCAGATATTCCAACATTGCTTTGGCTTGTGCCTTTTTCATTCTAAGATGAGGCATCACACCAGTCAATAATTTCTTGAGGTCATCTTTCGAATAAAATTGTAGTCGATGCTGGCTTCTTTGCCCATTTTTGTATATCTTCTGGTCTAACTGTAGTTTACCTATCTCAATTGATTTATACATCTCTTCACAATGCAGTTTGCCCCTATCGCCAGTAGCCACAATTCCTGCTCTTGGCTCACCCCTACCTGTGATGGCAAGATACCCATCAGCATCTAAGAAGCCTGCAGTATACGCCCATATATCTTTAATCACAAGACCGAAAGGACCGAAATACGCCCAAGTAGAGCGACCTGAGCCTTTAACAATATCAAAATCATCACCATGCATTTTGAAAAGCATTGATAGAGATTTAGTGGTAACACCTCTTGTATCGGTATCAGAAGAATATAGACGCTCATTGATATCCCTGATGGGGAGAGAGCCGTTCTCTCTAAGTATATCGCCTGATTTATTCAGAAGTTGTGTTTCTTGTTTGGTAAGAGAATCTTCAGGTGAAAGTGCCCTTTTCCAAATGCTACGAGCATCTCTTCTATTTTCTATGGATTCTAACCACACCTGTTTATCCACATCGCTCCAAGAAATGTCAAGGCCCCCTAATCGATTCAAATCCCGATGGGCCTTTTCGAATTTGAGAATAGCACGATGTAGAGTTTCTTTACGGTTGGTGCCTTGTTTACGCAATGATTTCAACGTACTTTCAGTCAAACCGAGTTTACGAGCAGTGGCATGATGCCCGTCTAACCATGGGAACATATCTAATGATGATTGGACCTCATGTTCTTTGATAAGAAGAATCGATTTGATGAGATTATCTATTTCATCCTTCAATTCCTTTTTCTTTCTGCGTGCTTTTCGTAATTTTCTTACAACCTCATTAGCCCGTGAGCCTACATAGAGTTCGAACCAACCGTCCCCATTAGCACCAAAAGGTGTAAGAGGCTCACGCTTAGTGATGACCTCTCTCGAAGGAGGAGACGCAACAACGCCTATTTTCGAACCTATCCAATTCATGCGATAAACCACGGACTTTGCTGGACAGAAGATAATGAAGTAGCGCCTAAGAACTCATCGAATCCGGGAAGTACATCATCTAATGAAATAACGGAGCCTCTGAATTCCTTTGTGCCCCAATTCGCAAGAGCAAGGCCCATCGCTAAATCGTCATGAGAGCCCACTGAGCGAAGTTTCCCCCTTCTGCTCATACCAAACCGATTAAGTTCCGTTTCGAGTTTCATTGTGAATTTCTTTGACCTTTCGTCCCCCCAAGGTGTGCGAATCTTGCCCTGTTCGAATGCCATGAGTAAAGACATGAACATAGACTCCTTCTTTGTTCTGGTCGTCATGAATGTTTTAATGGGCAAATCATCAACAAATCGAAGTTCTGTTTCAAACATTCTTTGGAAGTTGTTGCCCTCAAGTTCAATGAGGTCAGGGTGGAATCTATTATTCAACATGATAATCTGTCTTTTCTGTTCATCGCTGTTGAGGCCCTTTTCGTGAACGCAATTGATAATCTGTTTTGTGCCATCTGCAATCTGGCGCATTACAAGCATGACAGTGTAATCTGCATTCTTATCTGATGCAATAGCAGGGTCCCAACCAATGAAATGATGTCCGAATATCCCGTTTTGTTCACCATTCTCATCATATTCGTATTCTGCCCTATCGAGAATGATAAGGCTCTCATCACGTGCTGATTCAAGAATACTATGTGGGAACATACTTGCAACATCATGAATAGGCTCACATAGATACTCACGAGCGAATTGGATAGCGGGCATTGACAATCGTCTTTGTTCAAGGGCCCCAAGGTCCCATCGTTCTGGCCATAATGGTTTACCATCAGTGATTGCTGGATAGGTTTGCACAAGGAAAGTATCTCTCAACTCTAATTCGGCGTACAAATCATTGTAACTGAACGGCGTACCGACCATCATTAATCGTGCAGAATGATGCAGAACAGGGAGTAGAACACCATAGAACCAATCGGATGCACGCTTGAGTTCACTTCCAGTAGTACCCCATAGAATATCGTCACACACAACCACATCAGGGTGGAAACCACGAGTTGCTCCACCAACCGATTTACCCATGATTCTGCTACCATTGGTTAAATCAAAGTAAGATTTGGACCATGGTCGTCCTTCTGGTATAAGTTGCTTAAGCATAGGAGTGGATTTGATGGTGTTACGAATGAAACGCATGTGTTCGAGCGTCTGTTCAAGAGAATGGCTGAAAACCATAATCGAAATCTTAGGTTTGACAAAGGCAAGCCATAGTGCATAAGACATGAAAAGAGTCGATTTACCGTGGTCACGACTGGCTTTCACACAATAGTAACGATGTTTCTCTAACCCTTCGACCCATTCTTTGTGATGCCTACTATAATGAAACCCAAGAATAGTTTCAAAGAAGAAACGGAAAGATTTGCGAGACATCTCCCAGTCCATTTCATGGACTAATTGACGAAGAGCGTCTTCGTCCATCTTTACTGCCCCATTTCTACATTATCTCTTGATAGGTCGTGGGCCTCTGTACCCGTGTGGGGCCCAACTGGTGGAGACTGTTGTTGCAGTAGGACGTTCCACGCTTGAACCACAGGCGGTTGTAGGTGTAGTGGTACGCCCCGCATCCTTTTTTGGTCAACCCAATTATAGAATTGAGTTTGGTCAGGACCTGCTCCCAGTGCTTGTTCAGCAAATTGTTGCTGTTGTATAATGGGTACTCTTTGTGCTTGCATCCCTGCCGTGTCTTTTCCTTGATATGGGTATACTACTGGCATTCCTTGGGCTAATTGTACGGCCCCTTCCTTGTCTTTTGTACCGTGCCATGCGTCTTGTTGCAATTGTCTTCGAAATTCTGCTATTTTTTCTTCTTGTTGTTCTAAATCGAGATTCTCATCATTTCTTATATCGGCCTCACCTTGCTTAAGTTTTTGTTGATACGGGAAACTCTGCAATATATTTTGATATGCTTCTTGTGCATACCTCGGCATATTAGCATAGTGAGCCAGCATTGCTTCTGGTTCTCTTTTTGCTCGGAATCCACTTTCTAATTTATCAGCCTGTCTTCCAACAGCACCACTTATCCCTCTTCCAACAGCAGTCCCTGCGGCAACACTACTCAATGCTGTTTGACCTAATCCCCGACCTGATTGTTGCCCCCCACTCAGAGCCTCAAACCCAGTATACAGGCCACCAAATAACCCCAATCCCTTTCCAGCAGCACTAAGAGCCCTTGATGCTCTACTATATCTCTTAGGATATGTTATAGGATATGTTGCGCCCCCTTTCTTTCCGCCAGCCCCAAGACTCTGTTGAAGGGATAATTTACCAGACCCGTAATCATAGACAGGGGTGACCTGCTTTCGAATCACACCGATAGCCAGACTCATCGCCTCCTTCCTCGTAGAAACTGTAAGAACCCTCTTCTTGGTGCTTGTGGTACTATTTTGTAACCCATTTGGGGGACAACTCTCTCATAGAAACCACCAGTCGGGTCACCAGCATATGTGGGCCTGTTCGCTTGTATTCTTCCTCCCATAGACCACATTGCTGCTAAACGTGGGTCAACCATGGTTTCTGCAGATGGTAGAGCAGTAGAGGGCATACGGAAAGGAGGGGGTCTTGCAAATGGGTCAGCAGGGGTCTCTGGTGCCATTCCGGGAGGAGCGTCTGCGGGTAGGGGTGGTTGTTCGACGGGTGGTTGTTCTCCCCTCTGATTTCCTTGGGGTAGTTCATTTCCGGTATCAACCAAATCATCTGGGTCATTATCAATGAGCCTTGGGTCATTCGAAACTTGTGCTGCCTTTGCTTGATTATCAAAACTGAATCTGCTTACCATTTCTGTCGAAGCAGCGGGGGCTTGAAGTCTCGGGTTGTAGTAATTCTGTTTTGGGGGTGGACCCTCCGCCATCATTTTTGAGGCTTCATTAGAAAATGGGAAAGGAGATTGGCCTGCCATTTGGGAATATATATCGTGATATGCTTCTGCGTCTTTTTGATTATTGTTAACCCAATCATCGTGAGGAGCGTGGCCTGTCTCCATATATTTCATATTAGAGACTCCGCTCTCATGAGTCCCAACGGCTGAAGCAATCGATGAAAAATGTCTCAATTGCTTAGAGGCTCCTCCAAAATGTGCGTGTAATCCATCCTCATCTTCTATTCCGTGAAGAAGGTCCCCCCTCTGTCGTGCTTGTTCACGTACACTTTCCATGAGGCGTTTGCCGGGGCCGCTTGACTGGAACAGATGAGCGCTTGCTATACGGTCTTTACTTCCACCTGTTAGATTAAAGCGGTGATACACTTTACCAAGTTCTGAAGCCCCGAAAGTGCGTTTTAAAGTATCATAAAGAGCATCGTTTTCTGAATCTTTATCGACTATTGCTTCTTCAAGTGCTGTTTTTACATCACCTATTGTATCAAAATCCCGCTCATTCTCTCTTGCTATGTTTTTGAAATGGTCGGGAAGAGGGGTAGCATCGTCAACATTTTCTAACATATCTCGGTATACCCCAATCCTATGTTTTTCTGTGGTAGATTTCCTACCTCTCCTTTCTGTAAGAGTGGGCGCTGCAAAGCCTAAATTAAGGTGCCCGGTAAGATTTCTGAAATTAAGGGGCATGCCCTTATACGGCTCTGGACCTTCAATTTGTGAGCCTAAATAGCGGCTGCTTATCTTTTTGTCAAGTATTCCTGAGCCACGCTCGTTTTCCCCTATTCTGAAAACATTCTCCGCCATTCCATGTTGGGGCTCAATATGTACGCCATCATCACCAAAAAAGCCTTGACCAACATCCCAATTCTCTGGATGTGCCAAAGCCCCCTCAGCAAAACCTTCGCCTAAGTCTTTTGCAATGATTTGTCTAAGTTCTTGTGCGAAAGGAATGAACCCCGATTCAATAGCATGTTGATTTTTACCACCAAACGCTGGAAAATATGTAAGAAGATTCCCGTCTTTATCAAATAAAGGAGTTCCTTGGTCTGCCTCTTCTGCAAAATCATGACCATTAACAAATATCCTCCTCCAAGCAGGGCTATTATATTCGGGAAGGGGGCGTTTTCCTTGTCGATGATTTGCATTGAATTCGTCAATAGCCCGATTAATGAATGTCTCTGAATCTTCCTCGCTAACCTCAGTGTTCCCTCCTTCTTTGGCTTTCTCTAATACTTGTTTGACTAATAGATTAAGTGCATCGATAGGGTGGTTTCCCCCATCTAAAAGAGAGTCTTTTCCTTTCCTGCTTGGGTGAGTAGCAAATGCTGGATGGTCGTATTTTTCACCAGTTTCTTCATCTGTATATGCGTTAAATGCCGCATCTGTTGGGTAAAAGTAACTTACTGGTTTTTCATTGTCTTTGTCAAAGAAAATAGTCCCCCAAGGTGATTTGAGAATAATACGCCCATCAAAGAGAAGGGTCCCAATGGTACCGAGCGGTGCGCCCATCTTCAGAATTGGTGTTCCTTGCATATTTCTTCCCTCAATGCGTGGCCACTATATCCTTGGGTGACATGCCCCATGTTCTTGGGTCATCTTCGGGATTGTCGTCAGTGGGTCCTTGAGGACGTGTTGTTTTCTTCCTTTCTGAATTACCAGAATGACTCTCTTGTGCTTTGTCTCCTGATTTCTTAAAACCGCTGCTCAATTTCTTAACTTCTCTACGAAGTTCTGTGACTATTTGTCGTAATTGGGCTAATTCTGCATATGATGGGACATACATCTTCTTCTCTATCTTATCTTCACTTCGATAAATTGGAGAGCCTGTGATTGATGGGGAG